GCTGCTGGCGGTTTCCGATGCCAGCCTTGAATCATCGCCAGCGGCGACAGTGCCGGCAATCGTCCCGACTGAAAGAACGGCTGCCCCGCCTAGACCAAGAGTGGTCCGTGCGTCGGATGCGCTGGAGTCGTCTACCAGCGACGCGCCGAAAGCCGTAATGCCGTGGACGCTGGTCAATGCGGCGTGCGTAGCGACTGCGCCGGATGCCTCATATACGCCGGCGTGATTGTGAGCTAGAACGGAATACCGAGCATCTCCGCGCGCGTCCGTGTGATACTGCGCGTGGTCGTCGTCAGCAAGGCCAGTCAGTGCGCCGTGGTCAGAGACACCACCAGGTAGATTTGTGAGATTCGACCCATCGACGGCAGGCAGCTTTCCCGCTGGGTCAAGCTGCAGAAGTTTGTTTGCGGTCGTGCCAACATCAAGGGCAGCCGCCGTCCCGAGCGTAGGCAGGCCTGAAAGGCTTGAGTAAACGATCTGCGCGCCGTCGCCGCCGTTGTGATCGTGCGTTGCCAGCCCCGCCTCTGTAGCCTCTATCACGTCTGCATATTGGCCTAGCACCAGGTCAAGCTCAACGCCGGCCCCGTCAAGGTAGTCTGTCGCTTGTGGTCTGGTTAGAGTCGTCATGATGTGGCTAGCGGTCGATAGTGGTCAACGCGCGGCGCGTGCCGCGCGGTTTTTCAAACGCGTATCAGGTCGCGGCCGGCAAATACTGGCCGATCTTCATCTGCACCGTTGCAGACGGGTTGGCGGCGCCAGAAAAGGCCACCCCGACGCACTGCTGACCGACCGACGTTTTGTTGACCACCTTGTTAGTCGCATCCCAAAAAAGGCGATCGCCGATGGTGATTGCCAGAGCGGAAGTTTTACCGATGGTCACAACACCCTCGGTAATGAATGCGCCTTCTGCGCCGCTCGCAACATCAGCAACAGCTACGCCGAAAAGGGCAGCGCCGAACAAATAGCCGACACCGGATGCGACATCAGCGGCAGGGGTGAGCGGGAGGACTGCGCCCTCGTGAAGAAAAGTTTTCATGTGTTTTCCTTTAAAGCCCGCGGTCTCCCGCGGGTGTCAAATCAATCGTGTTTAGACCGGGTTCTTCACAAGTCCGCGATGGTCGAGGGCCTTAACGCCGGCGTCGATGCGCACCTTGAATTCAACGCCGTCCACCGTCCATCCACCCTGCTGCTCGAGCTGCGGTTGGTCGTTGCCGTCGAGATAGGCGACCTCGATTGTGTCGTTCGTGACCGGCGAAGCGGCGCCGAACCAGTTGGACGTCGACGTGGTATCGAGCCTCGGGTCGGCGATCACTTCGAAGGTGTTGCGCATCCAGTTGGGCGTGGTTGCCGTCTTCGCCGAGGTGATTTCCTGCTCGGCGGTGGCGACGGTAAGGGCCAGGCCCTTGAGCGTCCGCGGAACGATCAGATACGCCAGATTGATATTCAGCGTCGTGCCGGTCGGGTCAGTCTGGCGAGCCATCGCAGCAGCGGCCAGGTCCACGGAGGCGGTCGAGATGGCGGCGCCGGTCAGCAGNNGTTGGCGTGGAACAGCGCGACGCCATCGGCCATATTCGGGTTGCCGGTCAGAATGGCGTAGACCAGATTACCGACGGTGCGAATGGCGGCGCGGCCCATCTTCTCGGGAACGCGGGTGAAAGCCATCAGGTCGTCATTGATAATGGCGTGACGGGTGATAGAGAACAGAGAGCCGTAAGTAGCAAGCTGGATCGTTTCTCCGCGGTCGGCGGTCGTCACGTACTTGTACTCGGCGCCCTGCTCGACCTTGGCCAGTGCCGGGAAGGTGTTGATGTCGACGCGCTTGCTGGCCTTGAAGTCCGGCAGGTTGCCGCGGCTGGTCCATTTCTGGAACGTTTCTTCGGCAGATTCCCAACCCTTGAGCATGGCCTTGTTGCTTACGTCTGCGAGCAGGTTCGTGAAATCGCTGCTGGAGTGCGTGAAAGCTGCGCCGACCACCTGCATTTTTTCCATGCCGCGCATCGAGATGTTCCGGCGCTGCAAGCAAGCGCGGGCAATCTCGATCAGCGAATACGAGCGGAACTCGTTGCCCGTGTCGTTGGCGGACAGTCCGGCCTTGATCAGCAGGCCAGACGTAACGCCGGCGCGGAATTTGTCGGTTTCGTCTTCAACGGTGAAGAGCACGCCGCCACCGATGCCGGGGTTGTTTTTTCCGAGCAGGATCAGGAAGTCGCGGCGGAAAGCTTCGACGCTCTGGCCGGTATTGCTGGCTGCCTTGACCAGCTCCCGAACGTCTGTCCGTGCGCCTTCGCCTTGCAGCCATGGGGCGGCAATCGCTTCGATGTTCTGACGGCGCTGCGCATCATCGCGCAGGGCTTCTGCCTTGATTTCGTCAATCTGAATCATGGCCGCGGCTGGCGCGACGGTTTCCTGCTGGACGGGTTTCGCCGCAAGTGCAGCGGCTTGGATTTCAACTTCATTCATGGCTGTTTCCTTTTTTGCCAGGGGGATTGATGCCGCTGGCCGTAGCCGTGGCGGGATTTGATAGCGCTGCATATCAACTGCTGCGGCGATGCGCTGCGCCTCGGTGATGCGATCGACCAGTCCGGCGTTCATTGCCTCGCCGGCGCTGTACCAGTGGTCAACGCCGTCGGTGAGCAGCGCCAGAGCTTCGTCATAGGTCAGGCCGGGCGAGTCTTTCGTCTTCGGCCGCACGTAGCTGGTAGCCATCGACGCGGCGAAGCGGTCGAGCGTATCGGCCATCTCTCGCAGGTCGCGGGCATTGCCGGAGACGCCAGACCAAGGCGCGTGAATCATCAGGATGGCGTTTTCCGCTATCTCGACGGTATCGCCGGCCATTGCGATCATGGATGCACAGCTGGCAGCGACGCCCTCAATCCGAGTCGTAACCGTCGCCTTATGGCGCCGAAATGCGTTGTAGATCGCCAGCGCATCGGGAACGCTTCCGCCATTTGAATTGATGCGCACCAGCAGGATGTCCGCTTGGATCTTGCCTACCTCTGCGACCAGCTCGCGAGCCGTCACGGTCTCATCGGACCAGCTCTCGCCGATGTCGCCATAAATGCTCACTTCTGCCGTGCGGCTGTTTCCGCGGCAGGTAATCGTCCACCACGCTGGCGGAGCGCTTTTGATGTCTTCAGTCTGCATTGGCGTTTTCCGTATCGTCTTCTGTGTCGTCTTCAGCATCGTTCGCGCCGGAGTCCGTGCCGTCTGATTGTTCTTGGCTTCCGAGCTGTTCGGCCTTAGCGCGCGTCCAATTGGCCTGCTGCGTCAATGTCTCGCGAGGATTGCCACCACGAGCGCGGATGATTTCCGGCCCGCTCTTGTAGCAATTGCGCTCCAGAATCTCGTTCGCTTGCGCTTCTTTAGCCGGGTCAATCCAAGGCATGGTCTGGCCAACGAATAGCGCATCGTCCAGAGTCTCCGGGTCCAAATCCATCGGCGGCTTGACCAGTCCAGCGGCGAGCGCAAGCGCGACGAAGCGCTCCCAAACTGGCCTGACGAATTGCGCCGTAAATGCCTCTGTCATTGACTGATAGTGAGTCCACTGCTCGATCAGCTCTTGGCGCTGCGCAGAGTAGGTGCCGTTGTAGTTGCGGCTGATGGAGCTGTAGCTACCGCCGATGCCAGCGGCGATTGCGCGCAGTTGTCCGTCGCGGTGCGCCTGTAAATTGGTGTTCGGCCGGCTTGTGTCGATCATTCCGATTTCTTCGCCTGGGCGAAGATCATCGAAAATCATTCCCGGACGGAAGCGCATGTCGCGCGGCTCAACTTCGCCGTTTGTATCAGTCTCGATTGCGTATTGGTCTGGCTCGGATTTCTTGATGTAGGCAGCCATGCTCGCGGCTATCTTCGCGGCGATGCGCTCGCTTTCCTCGTAGTCCTTGAGGTCTTCAAGGCGAGTTATCACGGACGCCAACACAGAAACGCCGCGGCCCTGTCCGATGCGGTCTGTCAGCATCAGGTGCAGCATTCGAGCGGCTGGAATCGTTTTCAGATCGGAAGCGGAGAAAAGGCGGACGCTTGCGCCTGGGTGACGCTTATAGACTCGGTACTCGGTCGGGCGGCCCCAACTGTTCCGCACGATTCCGGCGCCTTGTGGCTGCAGGATCTCGGCATCAGTCGGAACCAGGTCAGGCTCGATCATCTCGAGCGACAGCGGCACCTTCGTACCGTGATCAAGCGCAGGAATTGCGCCCTCGAGCAATTGCGCGAATCCCTCCCCGTCACGTAGCCACGTGCGGCACATCAAGCGCTGCACCGATGCCCACGAATGCGCGCGGGTGACTTCCGGAAGGCGCTGCCAGTCCCGCCACAGCTCGAGCAGTTGGCGCGATAGGTCGTCAAGGATTTCGCCTGATACAGACCGCGGCTGCGGCTCGATTCCGACGCCACCCGGCCCGACGATGTTGTTGACCATCACATTCAGCGCGCCGTGCGCTAAATCGTGATTGCGGTCAAGGTCGCGCGCTTGCGTGCGGATCGATGCGGATTGCAAGTTGGCCAGGGCATCGCCGGATCGCGTTTCGCGTGAGAAGCGGCGCAGTCGACTCGGCGTGCCGGCGTCGTAGCTGGCGAGCACTCGACGGGCAGACGCGCGCCGCAGAGCGGCGACAGGCGCGACGGCTGCGACGAGGCGGTCAATCATAGTCAGGCGCTCGCCTTCGCTCATCGGAATTCGCACTGCATGTGACGCGGACCGACGCGCCCGGATGTTCCGGCGCTTTCTGCGGCGACCTCTTTTTGCAGTGCGGTAATGGCGCGCCGCACTTCCGACAGATCAGCCATAGTCAGCGATCGGTCGCCGATGGTGTATGACTGTCTGCCGAGAATCGCCAGTTCTGCTGCCAGATACGCGGCGAGGCGGTCGCTTGCCGAACTCATGCGGGGTGCGCAGCGACTGCTGGACAGGAGCGGACGGGGCGTATCCGCAAGGGGGGAGTGTAATCGCTGCGCATGAATCGGGATTCTGCGCAGCCTTGCGTGTACGAACTACATAAGATCGTTCACTTTTGGATCGTGTGCTTCCTGTCGCACGTCAGGCGACGCACCCAGCGCTGAGACACGCCATGCTTCTCGGCCAGTTCGGCGATGTTGCGGCCGTTGAACTCCGCGACGATCGCCGCTTGGCGCAGTCTCGAAGCGCTGGCAATGTAGATGTAGCGGCCCCCGCAGCGCTCACGGAGACGACTCAAGACGGCAGCTGCCAGAGACCGACTACGCTCGACAGACCCGCCAAACTCTGGCAGAACAACGTCTGCAATCTGTTCTGACAGCCATTCCAGGGATGCTTCCTGGCGATCTATAAGCGGGCTTCCCATTCGGACCTTTCCTTGCTTGGTAGTGCTGCAACTGGCCGCCTTGCAGCGGTCGTTCTTGGCGCCGGAGTTTCTGAGGCTGGTGCCGCAATGGCCACCGTCGGCAGCGGGCCGGCCAGGCGATTGGCTGCGAGCGCGAGAATTGCGCAGTCGAGCGCCTCGTTTCGCGGGCGAATCTGGCGCCACTCTGCGATCACGCGGCCGCCTCGGACTCGTTTTCGCAGTTCTTCGGCGGCGAGCTGCGCGAAGTACTCATCGTCAAACGCCGGATCTGCCGGGAAATGGATGTAACCCGGGCCCGGCTCAGGCAGGCGAAGCCGCGCGTAGATCAGCGCTTTGCCTTGGTCAACGCCAAGTGGCTCGACGGGCTGGCCCTTTTTCTTGCGCACTCGCAAACGGGCAGCGCGGCGGCGAGCGTCTTCGATCAGCGCGCGGCCTGTTCCAGATATGCCTTTCGTCGGGAAGCACCAGCGGCGCGGCGCGCAAAATTCGAGGACGGCGGATGTGTTGTATCCGGCATCGATGCAAGCGGCTTGCACATTGGCATCGGCGAGCGTGTCGGCGAGGTCGGCCCATACTTCCGGCGCTGTGGTGTCGCCTGGCAGGACAACGTGATCGATCAGCCAGGATTCCTCGCCGGCACCCCAGGCGGCGATCGACGCTTCCAGCCGGTCTTTCTGGACGTCGACGCCGGCGGTGATGCGCAGGACTTTTGCCGCTGCGATCAGTGCCGCCAGAGTGTAGTTTTCGACGCGCGCCAGGGCGCTCGACGCGTCGGCGCCGTCGCCCTTGTCCTTGTAGATTTCGCCGAGGTACGTGTTGACGAACGCTTTCAGGCCCGCGCTGTCGCCCTGGACGTCGACCCACTTCTGCGCCACCTGGCGCCACGTCAACCCAAGGCCGATTGGCGCATACAGCGCGTTGATGTGGTAGCCGTGCGTCAGTTTGACGTGCGGCCGTTCGGCGATCCATCGGCCAGCTGAGAGCATGGCCGGCTTGTGGCCTTCGGTGATTTCGGCGCCGCATTCCTGGCAGACGTACCAGGCGTCGACCACGATTTTTTGCTCCTTGCCGCCGACTGTTGGCGCATCTCCGAGCGCTGTCCGGTACTTGAGGTTTCCCCACTGCAGGTGCTGTTGGTGTCCGCAGTGCGGGCACGGCACGTGATAGCGGCGGCGGTCCGAGCGCTCGTATGCCTGGACGATGCGGGACTCGTCGGCATCGGACAAACCGGCTTCGTTGTCTTTGACGCCAGGGGAAGCGGGCGTGGAAATGAGGAATGTCTTTGCCCTTGAGAATGTCCGCTGGCGGTTTTCTATCAGCGTCATCGGATCGCCTTCGCCGCCCAAATCCCACTTGTACGCGTCGACCTCGTCACAGATCACATACGGCAAATGATCGGAGCGCAGAGAGTCCGGCGAGTTGGCGCCCGCCTTGATCAGACGGACGTTGGCGCCATACTCGAGGATGTCGGTGCGATTGGCGCTGCTGCGCGAGGCACGGCTGACCAGGTCGGCCAGGCGCGCATTCTCGGCGATCATTTTTGAGAGGCGAGGATTGAATGAGCGGTCGCGCAGTTCGAGACTCGGGACGACCACCATCATGTCTCGGTTGCCGAGGTGGGCCATCACGTAGTTGACCCAGTTGAACATTGCCTCCGTTCCGCCGACTCCTGCAGATTTGCAGAAGACGACGGTACGCACCGGTGAGTGCTCGGATAGATCGTCCTGGATGTCGCGCAGGTAGGGTGTCAAAGATGTCCGCCACTGGCCAGGGGCGTTTGTGCCGCTGCCAAGCCAACGGTGTTTGTCTGCATGCTGCGAGACGGTCAGCAGGTCGCGCGGGCGAGCGCCACGCCGGAAGCGCGCGCCGAATTCCGGCAGCGCAGCGCTCGCGGCTTCGATTCGTTTGCCGAGGCCGTCAAGGACGGTGTGGACGGCGTCGGACATCAGATAGTGCACGCGCGTCTCGTCGTGTTCGCCGGCGATCGCTTGCAGCAGTCGGCTGGATAGGCGGGCCAGCTCGTCGGCAATAACTTTATGCGCGGCCTGGCCGGCGGCGAGCAGAGCAGAGGACGGACGGGTAGACGCCAAAGCCTCGTCGAATTCGCGGCGAGCCTCCAGCGCTTTCAGGCGCTGGCGTTCGGTTTGAAGTTCGGTCAGGGTTGGCATGGCTGGGGTTCGGCTGGCTTCGTTTTTCTGTGATGACGCAAAGTTTTGCGTCAGTTCGGACGTCTACATCTTGTT